GGGGCATGACAATGAGACCAGAACCAAAACCAGAAACCAGACCTTTTCCTGACGTTAAACCACAGGAAAAACCTGAACGTAAAGCTGGAGTATATAAAGAAGAATATGATTTTGATGGAACTCCAGTAGAAATTCCTGTTATTATATTTAAAGATGGAAAAAGAATTGCTTTTGATAAAGCTCTTGAAACAATAGCTGAAAGAGGTACAGCAAACGAACCTGTCGTAGGTATGAATACTGAAAAACAAATACGAAAATTTCTTGATGAGAATAATCCTACAAGAGAAGAGTTTGAAACTTATTGGTACAACAAAAGATTAAATAAAGGTGGAATTATAGGCGATCAAATGCAGATGGCTTTTATGAGTGAGGGTGGATTAAAAGACGATGGTATGGATAAAGATCCAGTATCAGGTAATGAAGTACCATCAGGTTCTCTTGCAGAAGAGGTAAGAGATGATATTCCTGCACAACTTTCTGAAGGTGAGTATGTCGTACCTGCTGATGTTGTTAGATATTACGGTGTTAAATTTTTTGAAGATCTACGAGATAGAGCCAAAATAGGTTTAGCTGAGATGGAAGCTAATGGACGTATTGGTGGAGAGCCTGTGCCCGATGGTGGTCCAGTAAATAAAGATGGAATATCGCCACAAGAGATGAAAGTTATACAAGAAGTAATGGGTATGTATGGTGGTGGTAAAGTTAGTGGATATCAAACTGCAGGAGATGTAACCTCTAATCAAATAGAGTCTAATATGTTAGGTGGTCAAACATCAGCTCAAGTTGAACAACAAATGTTGTCTGCTGCTAACAAAGAACCTTATGTAGGACAACCATTAGGTTTTTCTATCTTTGGAGGTTCCACTCCTGCTACTGCTCAACAAACTACACAACAAAATCAAGCTGTTGCTTTTGAAACTAAAGATTTATATAATGTAGATGGTGACTTTAGAAGAGTTACAAGTGCAAAAGAAGAAACTGAAGCAAGAAACGCTGGTTTTAATATGACTTTAGCTCAGTATAATCTTTACAGATCTCAAAGAGGTGGAACTGGTGGATCAGGTGGTACAAGTGGTACAATTACACCACCAGGTGAAGAAAAAGAAGATAAACCTTGGGGAGCAGAGGTTAATTGGGATGATCCTGATGCTATCAGAAAGTTTGTAGATGATGCTTCAGAAGGTAACATAAGCCCTAAAACTGGTAAATTTATAAGGGGTATTGGTTTTGCAATTGCTGGTTTACCTGGGGCAGCATTTGTTTCAGCAATTCAAGGTGGTCAAGCATACAGAGAATTGCAAACAATAACAGCAGCACAAATTATTGCTGATGCTAGAGGTCATACTGAACTAGCAGAACAACTCCAAAAAGAAATTGATGAGTATAAAAATAAATCGGGTGGTTTAGTAAACTTTCTTGATGATATTTTTCCAACAGCAAATAATTTAGCTAATAATGTAGCAAATAATGTATACAATGTAGACAACATTGAAGAAATACCAGATATTAACAAAGAAGTAAAACCTAAAGTATCTAAAGCTGGAGATAAAACATTTTTAGGTGGTACAAAAATTGATTCTATAAAAGATAAGGATGGATCAACAGTTAGTGTTTATAAAGCTGGAGAGGATACACCTAAACCAGTAATTAGACCTTCTACTACAGAACAACAAAATTTAGACGCAAGATCACAAGATCCAACAGGTTCAGGTGGTCCTGGAGTAAATAAAGGCGGTCTGATGACCAAAGGCAAAAAGAAAAAGGCAAAAAAATAATAAGGCTACTCAGCTTCGGCTGACCCCAACATAAAAAGGAGAACAATATGCCTGAACTAGCACAAGTAGAAACACCAAAAACAGCAGGATTTGTTGACAGAGGTTACAACTACGAAAAGAAGCGTAAGCAAATGGAAGTTGAAGAAGAGGAGATTCGTAAACTTGAAGCTGAAGCACGTGGAGAAGAATCAACCAACGAAGAACAGCAACCAAAAGAAACTTCCGAAAAGAAAGAGACCGATACAGAAGTTAAAGAAGAAACGCTATCTGCTGAAGAAAAATCGTTTAAAAAACGATATGGTGATCTAAGACGCCACATGCAAGAAAAAGAAAAGGAGTGGGACGAGAAGTTCAAAGCCTTTGAAAAACGATTAGAAAAAGAATCTATTGTACCACCTAAGTCTGACGAAGATATAGAAGAGTGGTCTAAAGAGTATCCAGATGTAGCAGGTATAGTAGAAACTATTGCTGCTAAAAAAGCTCAAGAGATGTTTAGTAAAGCTGAAGCTCGTATGCAGGAGTTTGATAAGATTCAAACAGAAGCTGAAAGAACTAAGGCTGAAAGTATCATACGTAAATCACACGAAGACTTTGATGACTTACGTGCATCAGATGAGTTTCATAATTGGGTTGATGAACAACCTAAGTGGGTACAAGATGCACTGTATGAAAACTCAGATGATCCAGCTTCTGTAGTTCGTGTTATAGATCTTTATAAAGTAGATAAAGGTCTTACAAAAAGTGCAAAAAAAGCAAGAGCTAAAGATGCAGCTTCTACTGTAACTAAACGTACTAAAACACAAGTAGACGTAGAAGATGCAAACGATGTAATTCGTGAGTCAGAGGTTGCTAAAATGTCCGATAAGGAATTTGAAGAAAACTCTGATGATATAAACAAAGCTATCCGTTCGGGTAAGTTTGTTTACGATATATCTGGTAAAGCCAGATAACTGTTGACAAATTAAAATTCAACAGTATAACTATGGGCATGTTGACAAAAGCCTCTTTTGACTACCTTTTGTCACACCCAAATCTACAAAAAAGTCTAAACTACAAAGAACTACCTGGACAAGTATAGGCCCAGTGGTATTCGGTAGCGCAACCTAATACTAACTGCACCCTAGAAAACGTACAGCCCCTTTTAGATGTTTAAGCTTAATTCAAGCCAAATATCAGGAGGATTTAATTATGGCTTTTCAAACCGCATCGGGTTACGGTAATTTACCTAATGGTAATTTTAGTCCCGTAATCTATTCCAAAAAGGTACAACTTGCATTTCGCAAGGCTGCTACCGTAGGGGATATCACCAATTCAGATTATTTTGGTGAAATTGCCGCACAAGGCGACACAGTTCGCATCATTAAAGAGCCTGAAATCTCAGTTCAGTCTTATGCTCGTGGCACAACAGTTACAGCACAAGATCTTGACGATGAAGATTTTCAGTTAGTAGTGGACAAAGCTAACTACTTTGCGTTCAAAATGGACGATATTGAAGAAGCTCATTCACACGTAAACTTCATGGATCTTGCAACAGATCGTGCAGCTTACAGACTAGCTGACCAGTATGACCAAGAAGTTCTTGGTTATTTGTCAGGTTTTAAGCAATCTGCTCTACATGCAACAGCAGATACAGCTAATGACCAAGTAAATGGTACAAAAGCTGTAACTACTGCAGGTTCAGATGAATTGCTTTCAAGCATGAAGTTGATTAAGAGTTCATTTGGTAACATTACAACGACATCTGCAGGGGATCATTCAATCCCAGTAACTGCACGTATGCCAGGTGCTACATCTTTACCAACAGCTACAGTTTCACCTGCGATGATTGTATCACGTATGAAACGATTGCTTGATCAGCAACAAGTTGATACGCAAGGTAGATGGCTTGTTATCGACCCTGTATTTATGGAGCTATTATCCGATGAGGATTCACGCTTTATGAATGGAGACTATGGTGAGTCTGGTGGACTTCGTAATGGTCTTGTAATCAATAACTTTCACGGCTTCCGTTTGTACGTGTCATCAAACCTACCTGCTGTAGGTACTGGTCCAGGTACATCAGGAACAGCAAACCAAAACTCAAACTTTGGTGTGATTGTTGCTGGACATGATTCTGCTGTAGCAACTGCGGAGCAGATCAACAAGACAGAAACATATCGTGACCCTGACAGCTTTGCTGACATTGTTCGTGGTATGCACCTATACGGCAGGAAGATTCTTCGTCCAGAAGCAATCACAACTGCTAAATACAACGCAGCGTAAGGGAGGATTAAGATATGGCTACTTTTGACATGACCTCAAAAGCTACTGTTGGTGTCGATTCTGACAGCATTGCAGCAGCTACCTCACGCCATCAGGCAATGGGAATGTACATGCGTGAAGCACGTCTTGACATTGCTAAAATGGTTGAAGACGGATATTCCTGCACCAATGGGGATATCTTTCAGCTTCTAGAAATTCCTGCTAATACATTAGTATTGTTTGCAGGTGCTGAAGTTGAAACTGCTTTTAACGGTACATCTCCAACTGTGGATATTGATTTCGCAGCAGGTGATGATATTGTTGACGGTGGTGATGTTTCATCTGCAGGTTTTCTAGCAGGTGGAACAAACGGTCAAACCATGGTTGTAAATACTGCATCAGCAGATACATTTACAGCCCACGTAACAACTACAGATACAATTGATGTTAAATTAATTGCTTCATCTGCAGATGTTACAGAAGGTATCCTACGTGTTATTGCATGTTGCATTGACACAGGGAAACGAGGCCGTGTGGCAGCTACCGAAGTAGATCGTGATCTACTAGCATAAAATAACTTTAGGGGCTGACTTAGGTTGGCCCCTTCAGCTTATCCAAAGGAAAAAATATGGCTTTGACATTTCTTTCGTTAACTAATGATGTAATAACACGTATGAATGAAGTAACACTTACCTCTACTACTTTTGCTAATGCTAGAGGTGTTCAAGTACAATGTCAAAATGCTGTCAATGAATCTATCAGATATATAAATCAAAGAGAGTTTGGATACTCTTTTAACCACTCACAAAACTCTTCTACCTTAACTCCAGGTGTGTGTAGATATACTGCACCAACAGATAGTAAATCAATAGATTATGCCACTGCTAGAATTAAGCAAGATGATGATCTTAATACTTCAGGGAATAATTTATCAGTTCTTAATTATAATGAATATATAGAAAGAAATTATCCTGCTGAAGAAGATAAAGTTGCTACAACAACTGTGAATGCTGCAGATGGATTATCTGCCTCTGTAACAACAATAACAGTTGCATCTACAACAGATTTTAGTTCTACAGGAACTTTGTATATAGGTGGAGAACAAATAACTTACACAGGTATATCAGGTAATGATTTTACAGGATGTACTAGAGGTGCAAATAGCACTACAGCAGCAGCAATAGCAAACAGCACAACAGTAACGCAGTTTGACGGTGGTGGTGTTCCTAGAAATATAGTTAGAACCCCCGATAATAATTATTTATTATATCCTTATCCAGATAAACAATATACACTTATATTTGATTACTTTACATTTCCATCTGATCTATCAGCACATGGAGATACTACAAGTATTCCAGATAGATTTGCACCTGTAATTGTAGATGGTGCTGCTGCCTTTGTTTATCAATACCGAGGTGAGATACAACAGTATCAATTAAACTTTGCTAGATTTGAGCAAGGTATTAAGAATATGCAAAGTCTACTTATTAATAAATATGAGTATATAAGGTCTACAGTTATTCTTGCTCCTAGAGGTTCTGCTAACTTTATGGGAGGAGTTACTTCGTAATGCCAGATCTCTCTCAAGCCCAACCTGCAGCATTTAACTGTGAGGGTGGCTTAGTTTTAAATCGTTCTACGTTTCTAATGCAACCTGGTGAAGCGTTAGAGTTAGAAAACTTTGAGCCTGACATCGAAGGTGGTTACAGGAGAATAAACGGTTTTCGTAAATATGTAAATCATCAAGTACCTCAAACATCTGACTCTGGTGAAAAAATACTTATGGTTGCTAACTTTGCAGACAAAGTATTAGCAGCTAGAGGTGAAAAAATATTTAGCTCTGCATCTACTGAGCTTGCGACTAAGATTGTTTCTAGTACAGGTATGACAGGCTCTGGAACTATATCTGTAGATTCTACAACAGGATTTTCTTCTAGTGGAACTCTGCAGATTAACAGTGAAATATTTACGTATACTGGTGTTACCTCTACTAGTTTTACAGGTGTAACTCGTGCTACATCAAGCACAACTGCTGCTGATCATGCTATTGACGATGTAGTATCAGAGTCTTGGACTGAAAGAGATACTGGCAGAACTAGTGCAGGTAAATATAGTTTTGAAAGATATAACTTTGACGGTAATGAGAAGATCATTGTTGTTGATGGTGCAAATGCCCCAACTATTTTTAACTCTTCTCTATCTGCAACAGATGTTAGTGAAAGTTCTGTAGCAGGTTCTACAATAGTAGTAGCTTTCAAAGATCATATGTTTTATGCAGGTAAGTCTAGCACACCTCAGACAATTGTATTTAGTGAACCTTTTGATGAAGATGGTTTTCAAACAGCTGATGGTGCAGGAACTATTAAAGTAGACGATAATATTGTTGGACTAAAAGTATTTAGGGACTCTTTATTTATATTTTGTGAAAACAGAATATTCAAAATGACAGGATCTAGTATTAGTGACTTTGCTATGCAACCAGTTACTAGAGATATTGGCTGTGTAAATAAAGACACTATACAAGAATTTGCAGGTGACTTATTATTCCTTGGTCCTGATGGACTCAGAACTGTTGCTGCTACTGCAAGAATTGGTGATACAGCTCTTGGTGCCATTACACAAAATGTACAATCTATTTTTGATGCTAATATTAAAGACTCTACAGTTTTTGACAGTGTGGTTATTCCAGATAAAACTCAATACAGAATATTCTTTTCAAAAGCAGGACAGGGTGAGGGTTTAACAAGAGGTATTATCTGTGTTAGAAGAGCAGATAGATTTGAGTTTGCAGAAATACGTGGAGTAAAACCATCAGCTACAGATGCTTTAGTTGTCGATGGAGATGTAAGAGTTATACACGGTGATTTTTCAGGATATGTTCATAGACAAGAAGCAGGTAATACTTTTGATGGCACAGCAATATTAGCAAGGTATAGAAGCCCTGATTTAAGTTTTGGAGATACTGGTGTTAGAAAACACATGCAAAGAGTTATCCTTAACTTTAAACCAGAGTCAGCAATAGATGCAGATTTATTTGTTCGTTATGACAACGAAGCCTCTGATTCTGCAAGACCTGCAGCATATCCTCTAGACAGTTCTCAGGTTGCAGCACAGTTTGGTTCTGCAACTTTTAGTACAACTAGCAGTGCTGCACAGTTTGTTTTTGGTGGTCCTTCACAGCCACTTGTAAGACAGTCAGTAGAAGGGTCAGGTTTTTCTGTGGCATTAAGAGTTAATGACGGTGGTACAACAGCACCATATTCCCTAAAAGGGTTTCAATTAGAATATCAAGTAGGAGCAAGACGTTAGATGGGTAATACATACACAAGACAATCTAGTTTTACAGACGGTGATGTTATTACTGCCGATCTGTTTAATAATGAATATGATCAACTTTTAGCTGCATTTGCAGCAAGCACAGGACACACTCATGATGGTACAGCCGCAGAGGGTGGTCCTATTACTAAACTTCTAGGAACTGCTATTACTATTGGTGATGGCACAACAGGCACTGACATTACAGTAACTTTTGATGGTGAGACTAATGACGGTGAACTTAAATGGATGGAAGATGAGGATTACTTTGAGTTCTCTGATGATATCCTTGTAGCTTCTACAGAAAAAATACAGTTTGGTGACACTGCTACTTTTATACAACAAAGCTCTGATGGTGTTCTTAGAATAGATGGAGAGGCTACAGTAGATATTAATGCTTCTACTGCTGTGCTTATTAGCAATGACTTAAAGTTAGATAGTGACTCCGCTATATTAGGTTTTGGTGCAGATAATGATACTACTCTTACACACACAGATGGCACAGGACTTACACTAAACAGCACAAATAAACTTACTTTTGGTGACGCTGCATCTTTCGTACAACAATCATCAGATGGTGTGTTACGTATAGATGGGGAGGCTACCATTGATCTTAACGCCTCTACTGCAGTAACGGTTAGCAACGATCTTAAACTAGATAGTGATGCTGCTGTGTTAGGTTTTGGTGTTGATAATGATGTTACACTTACGCATGTTGCTGATACAGGTTTATTATTAAATGGTACAAGCGTAATACAATTTAATGATGCTAGTCAAAGTATTGGTGCTCCTAGTGCAACAGTATTAGATATTAACGCTACAGATGAAATTGAACTTAATGCAACATTGGTAGACATTAATGCTAACGTAGAGATATCAGGAACACTAACTGTTGCAGGTGCTTTAGATTTTGGAGATCTTGATATTTCTAATGTAGGTAGTATTGCTCTTGATACTATTACTAATGATGGTACAAATATTACATTAGATTCTTCTGGTGATATTATACTTGACGCAGAAGGTGCTGATATATTTTTAAAAAATGATGGAACAACTTATGGCTCATTAACTGACAGTAGTGGAGAGCTTGTAATTAAGTCAGGTTCTACTCCAACTACAGCCATGACATTTAGTGGAGCTAATGTCACTATAGCAGGTGATCTTACTATTAGTGGTGACGACCTTACTATGGCTACTAACACTGCAGGTGCTTTACTTATCGCAGATGGTACAAACTTTAATCCCACTTTAATAACTTCTTTATCAGAGATTGGCACAGCAGCAGATGATGATGTTCTTTTAGCCATAGACACTTCTGGTGGTGGACTTAAAAAGATTACACGTAGTACTATTATTGCAGGAACTGGTGTAGCTGGTAACATATCAAATGTAATAGAAGACACAAGTCCACAGTTAGGTGGTAATTTAGATACTAACGACTTTAATATATTAATTGATGATGCACATTTTATTGGTGATGAAAATGGTAATGAACAGTTGGTATTTCAAACTACTAGCTCTGCAGTAAATCAATTTGAGATAACTAACGCAGCTACAGGTAATCCACCACAACTAGCAGCAACAGGTGGTGACTCTAATATTGATTTAAATCTTGCTGCAAAAGGCACAGGGCATGTAACTATTTATGGTAACACTAATCCAGGTACAATTCAGTTTAATTGTGAAAATAATACTCATGGTGTGCAATTAAAAAGTCCAGCACATAGTGTTGGTAGCTCTGCAGTATTAACACTTCCTTCTACAACAGGAACTTTGATTGGTACAGGTGATACAGGAACATTACCTGTAGCTGCTATAGATATAGATGGTGCAACGGACATAGGTGAAGCTATAGTTGATGCAGATTTATTTATTGTTGATAATGGTGCTGGAGGGACAAATAGAAAAGTTGCAGCTTCTAGGATTAAAACATACATAGGCTCTCCAGCGACTGCTGCTGATGATATATCACTTGGTGACGCTGCTGTAACTATTGCAACTTCTTCTGGCAACATAACTATTGATGCACAAGCTGGTGATGCTGATATTATATTTAAAGGAACTGATGGCAGCTCAGATATAACTGCACTAACTTTAGATATGTCAGACGCAGGTACGGCTATATTTAACCACGATATTAAAATAGCGGATGATGGTCAAATAGGTTCTGCCTCTGCTGCAGATGCTATGATAATATCATCAGGAGGTATTGTAACATTTAAAGATGACATACTAATTAAAGATGGTGGTACTATCGGTGTCGCTTCAACTGCAGATGCAATTACTATTAGTAGTGCAGGTCTTGTTACTATTAAAGATGATATAGTTCTTAAATCTGGTGGTACTATCGGTGGATCAAATGACACAGATTTATTAACACTAGGTAACGCTGCATTAACTGTCGCTGGAACATTAGCTGCAACAACAGGAACTTTTAGTGGGATATTAAAAACAGATGATACTACAGAAGCTACTAGCACTACTGATGGTTCTTTACAAACAGATGGTGGTTTATCTGTAGTAAAAGATGTTGTAATTGGTGATGATTTAAAATTACTTTCAGATTCATCTGTAATACATTTTGGTGCTGATAGTGAAGTAACTCTTACTCATGTTGCAGATACTGGTTTAACATTAAAACACACTGCAACTGCAGATGACAAACCTATTGTTCTTACCTTACAAACAGGTGAGACTGATATGGCTGCTAATGATGTAATCGGTAAGATTGCTTTTCAGGCTCCTGATGAAGGTACAGGAACAGATGCTATACTTGTTTCTGCTGCTATACAAGCTGTTGCAGAGGGTGATTTTAGTTCTTCTAGCAATGCTACACGATTAGAGTTTCATACTGGTGCAAGTGAAGAAGCGGCCTCTAAAATGACACTAAGCTCTGCAGGTGTTTTAGATGTAGATGGAGGTATTACTGTAGACAATATTACTATAGACGGTACAGAGATTGATCTTAGCTCTGGAGACTTAACATTAGACGTAGATGGCGATATTATTTTAGATGCCGATGGTGAAGAAGTTATTTTTAAAAACGGTTCTACAAATATAGGTCACGTCAGTTTAGACTCTAGCAATTTAACAATTAAATCGCTTGTTCAAGATAAAGACATAATTTTTAAAGGTGATGACGGTGGTTCTGAAATTACTGCACTTACTATGGATATGTCTGATGCAGGTAGAGCTACATTTAATGACGTTGTTAAAGCAGAAAACTTTCATGCTGACTATCAAGCTTTATCAGGCACTACCCCAACTATAGACGCTGATACTGGGGGTGGTTTTAGTTTAACTGTATCTGGTGCTACTACTTTTACATTTAGTAGTGTTGAGTCTGGTAAAACAGTCGGATTTTATTTAGAAATTACAGGTAATGGTAGTTCAGTAGACTATGAGACAAACCAAACTGTTAAGTTTGCAGGAGGAACTGCACCAGACGCACCTGCAAATGGTGAGACTGACGTATTAGTATTTATTACAAGAGATGGTGGTTCAAATTGGTATGGTGCATTAGCAATTGACGCAGCAGCTTAAATATGCTAAATTAATAACAACATAAGGAGAAATAAGATGGTAGAGAAAAAAACAAAAACCATTATTATAAACGATAAAGAATACACAGAGGATCAATTAACAGATCAACAAAAAGTATTTATCAATCATATTAATGATTTAAATAGAAAAATAGAATCAACAAAATTTAATTTAAGTCAACTTAATGTGGGTAAAAAAGCATTTACAGTTATGTTAGATGAATCTTTAAAAGAAGAATTAGATTCTACTAAGGAATAATTAATGTCTAATGTAAGAAATTTATTATTGGCAACAGCAGGGTCAGCAGGTGGTGCTGGTCTTGATGTAGACGAAGTGTTCAGCACATTTCAATATTTTGGGAATGGTGGTAGTGGCAACAACATAGTCAACGGAATAGACCTTTCTACAGAAGGTGGTTTAGTTTGGTTTAAAAGACGTAATGGAGGTAATGATCATTTTCTTGTAGATAATGTAAGAGGACTTACTAAATACTTAGTCTCAAATTCTAACACAAGTGGTTCTACACACTCAAATGTTACTTACAATACAAATGGTTTTACGTTAAATGATAATTTAGGCGATACTAACGAAAGTAATCAAGACTACATATCTTGGTCATTCCGCAAGGCCCCTAAATTTTTTGATATTGTGACATATACTGGGGATGGATCTACAACAAAAACTGTAAGCCATAATCTTGGCTCTACTCCAGGTATGATACTTTTTAAAAGAACTGATGATTCAGGAAATTGGATAGTATATCATGCTAATACTCCTGCAAGTGGATATACACAAGCGTATATGCGATTGAATGGTGATTTTCACCCAGGTGGTTTGGGAGATTACGGAAATAGTTTAGCACCAACATCCTCTGTTATACGAACCCCAGTTCATTCAAATTCTGGTAATACAGCAGATAGTGTAAATGTTAATAATGCAACCTACACAGCCTACATATTCGCACACAATAACAGTGACGGTGAGTTTGGCCCTGATGCTGACAAAGATATTATCAAGTGTGGTGCTTTTACACGTTCAACAAGCACTACAACTACAATTGATCTTGGTTTTGAGCCACAATGGATTTTGGTAAAAAAGACATCATCTGCAAGTGGCAATTGGTATATTGTTGATGCTATACGAGGTTTAACTTTTGGAGGAGCATACGATGAAGGACAGGCTGAATTACTAAGTCCAAATACAAGTACTAACGGATCTGACGGAGATATTTTAGAGCCAACAGCTACGGGTTTTCAATCTAAACACACTCATCAATACTTAGATGGTGGAGAATCTTACATTTATGTAGCAATACGTAGAGGTCCACTAGCCCCACCTACAGATGCAACTAAAGTTTTTGCAATAGATCAGGGTGACTCATCTAATGATGATCCACAATTAATTGCAGGTTTTCCTGTCGATATGGGTATGTTTAAACAAGTTAATAATACAGACAGTTGGGTTTTAGGTTTTAGACAATCTTATAGAAGATTTTTAAATCCAGATAAAACTGGCACAGGTGGGTCTAATGCAGTTTATGCTTTTGATTTTCAAAATGGTTGGTTGGGCACCACTTTAGGGACTGATTGGTATTCTTGGATGTGGAGACGTGCACCTGGCTTTTTTGATGTTGTTTGTTATGAGGGGAATAATAGTTCTGGTAGATCAATAAATCATAATTTAGGTGTAGTGCCAGAAATGATTTGGATTAAAAATAGGGGGTATGGAGATTCCTCTAATGGAGAGCCTTGGACTGTTTATCACAAAGGAAATAATGGTGGTACTGATCCAGAAGATTATGCACTTCGTTTTAGTGGTAATGCAGAATCAAATGTTACTGATTTTAATGATACTGCACCTACTGCTAGTATTTTTAAAGTAAGTGCAGACAGAAGGGTGAATGGTAGTGCTTCTGACAATAATACTTATGTAGCATTTTTATTTGCGACAGTTGCAGGTGTATCTAAAGTAGGAAGCTATACAGGAAATGCATCAACAAATACAATAGATTGTGGTTTTAGTAATGGTGCTAGGTTTGTTTTAGTAAAAAATACTAAAAGCTCTGGATTTGTTAATAGTCAAAGACCTTGGGTACTTTTCGATAGTACAAGGGGAATTGTTTCAGGTAATGATCCATATCTGCTTCTTAGCGAAAATAATGCTGCAAGCAATGCAGACTGGATAGATCCACATTCAAGTGGATTTCAACTTACAGGTACAGGTGGTAACGATGCCAATGCAAGTGGTGGAACTTACGTTTTCTTAGCAATCGCATAGTTAAATTTATTAAAAGGATTAATTGATGAGTGAATATAGAAATAGAACAACTGGTGCATTGATGATGTCAAAAGAAGAGGTACAAGCCACTGCACCTAACATGAGAGCACCAAAAGTTTGGAATGATAAAACATTAGATAGTTTTAATGTTGACCCTGTATTTGAAACACCTAAACCTACATCTGGTATTGGTCAATATCAACACGTTGTTCGAGATGGTGTAGAGCAAGATGCAAAAGGTAACTGGGTTCAGGTTTGGAAAATAGTAGATATGTTTGCAGACATAGATGGTGGGCAAACTAAAAAACAACAGGAAGATGCATATCAAACAAATCTGGATATTGGTGCAGCAAATAGAAATCGCAATAAACGTAATAACTTGTTAGTTGAAACAGACTGGTGGGCAGTATCAGATCGTACAATGACCTCTGCTCAAACTACATATCGTCAAGCATTACGTGATCTGCCAACACATAGCAACTGGCCTAACTTAGAAGATGCCGATTGGCCTACAAAACCATAATAAATTAATATGAGTGATATTAAACTATCTCCAGAAGATCTAGAAGATATGCTAGACAATGCAGCTAGACGTGGTGCTAAAGAGGCACTACGATCTATTGGACTGCTTGACGATGATGCTGCAAAAGATATTATTGAGATGCGTAGTCTTTTAGAAGCATGGCGTGATACACGTAAGTCTGTTTGGTCAACAATAGTAAAAGTAACCACTGTCGCACTGCTAACATTTATTGCAGGTGCAGTGTGGATGACAATGGGTAAATAAGGAATAGGATATGTCTAATTTAGATTATGTAGTTACAACAGGTTCTGCTCAAGTTGTAGACTCTTTTACTGCACCTGATGGTACAACGTTTGAAGCTGTAGCCTCAGCTAGTGGTACTGGTATAATTAAAACAGTAACTAATGCAGATGGAACTACTACTAAAACTATTATAAATGCTGCAAAAGGTAAAAGAAAACGCTCAGGAAAAAATAGAGTCTCCGCAACATCAAGAAGGACCTACAATTCAAATAAATTAAAATCAGAGTTTGCAAACTTTAAAGCTGCGGCTGAGGCTGCTGCTGCTAGTACTGAAACTATAGGGTATACTGATGCTGATGTAACAACAGGTGGCGGAGGTTTTCTTAAAAGAGATAAAGCTTCTACTGTAACTCTAACTGATAGTGCAGGAAATACCATAGGCACTGTTGGAACAAATATAGGTGGGACAAGTGATGAAATAACTGCAGCTAAGAATTTAGCTGATGAAATTATAAACATAAATAGGTCTTCTATTTCTTTAGCCGATCCTGTAGAAGAAGATCCTGTAGAAGATCCTGTAGAAGATCCTGTAGAAGATACGGGAACAGGTGCAGGTGATGGATCAGTTGCAGTAGATCCTATAGAACAACCTGAAGAAGATAGAGTAACTCCTATAGATTCAAGTGTAGCAGGTGCAGATTTTACTTCTGTAACTCCTCCCACCGATGTAATAAATGTGGGTGTAGGTGAAGTAGCACCAATAGATCCTAATGTTTCTCAGACAGTAGTTCAAGATGTTGCACCAGTTACATATCAAGATCCAGTAACTCAAGTAGGCACTGGCACTGGCACACCAACCACTGCAGATATGACTACATCTATTACATCTCCTACTTCATCTTATGTCGCAGGTAATGTTGCTCCTCAGTCTGCTGTAACTGGTACGTCTAGTCAACCGCTTGAAACAGCAGGTTTATCAGCAGTTCCAAGTCAAATAACTTACAAAACACAATATGCAGGAACTCAAGGTGCAGTACCAGAAAATTTAATTACTAATCTTCCAGGAACAGGTCAACAGATATATACAGGTTATGAACAACACCCATATATAAATAGACAAACTGGTCAAGAGATAATGGTAACAGAGTTTAATAATCAACCTATTACATATGTACCACCAGGATTTGTTAGAAAATTTGCTAAATCTTCAACTGGTATGTCTGAAGGTGGCAATGTAAATAGAGATTCTATGCTAGCTAAAAGATTATTAGACTTTGATGGATCTCCTGAAGAGTTAGATCAGTTTTTACAATCTAATCCAAATGCAGCTTCTCGTATGAAACTGTATAGATCTGCTATGGATAACATGAAAACTTCTGTAGTTCCTAATCAAGCAAATATAGCTGGACAACCTCATAGACTTGCTTATGTAAATCCTCAAGAAGAACAAATGTTAAAAGCTGCAGGGGGTGCAGGACAACCTTCTTTTGGTGGTATTCCTGCATACTTTAGATTACCAACAGCAAAAATGTTAGAAGAAAATCCACCTGCAGTTGGTTCTACTCTAACTGATCCGAATACTGGTAATATATATACTTTTAATGGAAGTGGTTATGAAGTAACTGGCAATGATGGGTCAATGGATAATCAACTTGAAGAGTTTTTAGCAAATAACCCTGGAGGAGATCCTACAGGAGACCCTGCAACAGGTCAACCTGCAGGTATAAATCAAGAACAATTTCAAGTTATGCAACAAAATCTTGTAGGTCAAACTATGCAACCTATACAAGCTAATGTTGCAGGTATTATACCCACATCTGGTGAATTCATACCCGTAGATGCAGGTCAAACTGTACCACAAGCACCTTTTACAGAAGTTGCTACAGTAGGTGCAGTTGAAACAGCAGGTCAACCTATAATGCCTGAAGTTGAAACTGCTGATACTACTCAGACTCAATTTGATGTACAAGCAGAAACTGATGCATTAACAGCTCAAACTCTAGATACTTTAACAAAAGAGGTTGTGGGTCAAACTGAAGACACGAGTCTTGTATCAGATTTAACTGCAGAAACTGGTGATGCTTTAACAGTTCAAGAGGTTGCAGGAGAAGATGGAGTTCCTAGAAGAACTTTAGATACAACTACTGGAGGAACTGGAGAGTTAATTAGTGGAACTGGTGTTGATCAAGCCAGAGTAGATGAAGCATTTGGAACTGGAGAGGTAGAGGCTGCATCTGTACAAGGTGAGTTAGCAAATCTTCTATCTCAATTTGAAGGTGGTGATACACCTGCATGGGCTGCAGGGTCGATGCGTAGAGCTACAGCAATAATGGCTCAAAGAGGATTAGGTGCATCTTCTATCGCAGGTCAAGCTATTGTTCAAGCAGCTATGGAAGCTGCATTGCCTATTGCACAGATTGATGCAGGTAATAAACAACAGGTAGCTTTATTTAAAGCAGAACAAAGAGCTAAATTTTTACAAATAGATTTTGATCAAGCCTTTCAAGCTAAAGTTATAAATGCAGCAAGAATATCTGAAATAGCTAATACGAACTTTAATGCAGATCAACAGATTGTATTAGAAAACTCAAGAGCTGCAAACACTATGGAGCTTGCTAATTTAAACAATAGACAGGCACTTCTTATGGCTGAAGCTGCTGCACTGTCTAATTTAGATATGGCTAGCCTAAATAATAGACAGCAAGCTGAAGTTCAAAATGCTCAAAACTTTTTACAAATGGATATGGCTAACTTAAATAATGAACAGCAAACTGAAATTTTTAAAACACAACAAAATATAGCAGCAATATTAAGCGATGCCGCTGCTGAAAATGCTGCAGAGCAATTCAATGCTCAGAGTGAAAATCAAAATAACCAGTTCTTTGCTAATTTATCATCTATTGTATCACAGTTTAATGCTTCTCAAACAAACGCCATGAATCAGTTTAATGTAAATAACACTAACTCTTTGAGAAAATTTAATTCTGAGATGCAGCAACAACGAGATCTATTTAATGCTCAAAATGGTTTAGTAATAGCTCAAGCTAATGCTAAATGGAGACAGAGTATTGCAACTCTAAATACTGCTGCTCAAAATGAGAGCAATATGGATTTTGCTAAAACTATAAATGCAATGTCCATGAAAAACTTAGACGAAATATGGCAACGTGAACGTGACATAATGGATTTTGCATTTAGATCATCTGAAGGTGCTATGGATAGAGCACTGAGAATTATTCTTGGAGATAAAGATTTAGAAAAAACGAGGATAGAATTTAGTGAGGCTGCTGCTGCTGAAGACACAAAACTTCTTGCAAGATTTTTATTTGGCACAGATCCAGACGGAATATTAGGTTTTCTAAATTAAAAGGTAAGAAAAATGTACTATAAACAAAATTATGAGAATATCATAAAAGCTCTTCAAGTAGATCCGAATGCAGCTAAAAAAACTTTGATGGAGTCTGAAAAAGTAAAAGGTCTTGGTAGGCCATTAAATACTAATAAAGATGAATCAGATGTTGATAAAACATCTATAGCTAAAAGAATGTTAGAAAAAATGGATGAGGTTCAAAAACAAAACATGGATATGTTAGACAGAACAGCAAGTATGGATATGGATGAAGATAGGAGTTTTGAATAATGTTAACGTTTGAAAGACCTTTACCAGGACAATCACTGACTGCAGAGCCTAAAAGTCAGGCTTATGAAAGACCTTCAGAAATAGCTGATCCTATAGAAGCTCTTGATGCACATATAGATAATCTTTCTGAAGATGGCGCTATGGAAGATGTATTATATTTTTTAGAATCTGGTGTTGATTTAGTAACACTCGTTCAAGGGATACTAAGAAGTGCTGTAATGGAAGGTGTGCACAGTGTTGATGTAAGTCTTATCATTGCACCTGTATTACATGAACATATAAAAGGTTTTGCCGAAGTGGCTAAAATAGACTATGAAGAAGGGTTTGAAAATAAAGAGGCTAAAAAAGCCCTATCCTATGGTCGTGATTTAAATCGTGCCAAGAGGATGCTAAAACAACTTAAAGAAGATGAAGATCCTGTTGAACAACCTGTAGAGATGGCAGAACCAGAAATTAAAGAAGAAGAGCCAATTAAAACTGGTTTAATGGCGAGGACATAGTTATGGCATTTAAATTTAGATCTAGGGGATTTAATCAATACATTGATGAAGCTATAGCACAAAAAATTAGAGAAGAAGAAAAAGAAGAAAAAAGAGAACTTCTAGCTTTTGAAATGCAAATGAAGTACGGTGATAATTTTCTTTCTTCTTCAGGATCTGGTTCAGCTAAAAGTAAATCTACACCTACAAACATAGCAACTGCTGCATTAATGAAAGAATATAAACTTACTGAGGAGGCACTTGCACCTATCTTAGCTAGTGGTGATAAAACAGCAGCAGGTAGATTATTAGATACATTAGAAAAACAAAAAGTAAAATATATAGATGCTGGTCTAACTTTACCAGATGAGGTTGTTTCTGGAATAGTAGAAAGTGCTGTTATAACTCAACCTACAAATAGAGAAATAGATTTTACAAAAATAGAAAAATTTATTGGTCGTGAAATGGATTCTTTATATAAACAAATGTTGAAGTCACAATCAACAGATCCTGGAGCTGTGTTTTTTCCTGAACCTGGTTTTACACCTACCCCTGATCTTGAAGATTTAGGTAGGTTTGAAAAAAGAGCTGTGAAAGGTAATTTTACTCGTGCTAAAGATGAATTAAACAAAGTTGATAACAGACTTAGTGAAATAATATCTATAGAAGAAAACACTAATCTTTCACAAAATCAAATAGCAGAGAGAGGTTGGTTATCTAGTAGAAAAAGTGAAATTGAACGTGCTATAAAAGCTTATAACGATGATATTGTAACACCAATAGCAGGTTTATATGGCACAACTTATATCAAAAAACTTCAAGAAAGTTATGGAACATTTAAAGATGACCTGATTGATCCTGAACTTTTATATGCCTCGCAAAAAAATATTAGAGTACCTATGGAAATACAGCAATACATGCTTGATTCTTTAATTAAATCAGGAATTCTAAGAGAAGGTGACGTTATAGATATAGTTTCTGAAGATGGTGAAGTAGTTAATCAAATTACGGTAACGCCTTAAGGAAAATATAATGGAAACAATAAGTATTTCTAACGTTGTTAATTCAGAGTCCCCTGAGAGAGATAATGTTATACCTATAAATACTATAAGTATAGGTGATGTTACAAATCAACCTAGATCAGTTAGTATTTCTGAAGTACAAAAAACTACTCAATCATCTACTGTGCCTCAAGGGATTGATGACTCTTCATATGTTGACTTAGAGAATATTTTTGCAGAGTATGGTCGTAAACTAACCAAAGAAGACATCTTAGAAGATGATCGTCTTATGGAAGTTATTCGTTCTAATCTTGAATCTAGATTTACTCCAGGTGGTGTGCTTACTAAAGCTAGACGTGGAGTTACTGGTTTAACAGGTGGGGCAATAGGTGGACTATCTTCTCAAGATTATCGTGATATGAGTGACGATAAAGTTTTTGAAGTTTGGCAAAACTACCAACGTTCTTTTGCAGGTGGTCAGACAGTTACAACTGCTAACGAGATTGCATATGGTATGTCATCTGATGATAGTACTAAGGCAAAACTCGGAGCAGGGTATCTCCTATTTGATCAGATGGACAATGCTTTTACAGGCGAAGGTTCTTGGGCAGAGATGGGAGATGCTATTTGGGACTACAGTAAGTCTGCCGTTTATGATCCATCGACAATACTTTCTTTAGGTTTAGGTAAACTATTTGGCTTTGGTGCAACTAAGGCAAGTTCTGCAGCCGCACGTAAGCTGATGACTAAAGCATATCAAGAGCAGATTAAAAAAGGTGTAGCTAAAAAAACAGCCCTAGCTAATGTAGGGAAAGCTGTTGCTACTACCTTACCTTATGCTACGGCAGATGCTATAATAGGTGCAGGAGTAGATGTTGCTTACCAGTCTCAACTTATTGACGTAGGTGTACAGAAAGAATATGAAGCAGCTCAAACGGCACTTGCAGCAGCAGGTGCTCTTGTCGTTATTCCAATATTAAAATCTGTAGGGGCTTCTGTTAAGGAGTTTCGTAAAAGTAATATAGCACCTCAATTTTTAGCTTACAGAGAGTTTGATGAAAACTTACTTAAGATAGGCGCAAAAGAAGCTAAAAAACAATTAGACAAACGAGTAAATAAACAAATACTTATTGATACTGTTGATGATACATTTGGTCTAATTAAAGGGGATACAAAAAAACTACTAGCTTGGCCTGAGTTTAGGGCAAAGGCAAAAGAACGTGTCGCAGTTCGTGGTGAAAAATATTCTGATGATGAAGTAACAAATGCTTTCTTTCAGTATTTCTTTTTAGGAAGTCCAGACGGTAAATCAAAAGGTTATTATCAAGCTTTAAAAGAGGCAGGTTTTGTTGTTCATGAATCTATGCTAGAAGAAGTAAGAACTTTAAAAGATGGTACAAAAAAACGAGTAGGTATATCAGGTGTATTTGGTCAGACCATTAAGTATCTAGAAAACTCAAAAGTTAGGCAGATAGTTAGAAAGTTTGAAAAAGATACTGGATATAAACTGCGTTTTGTTGATGAAAATGGTAAGGTTACAAAGGGAGACAAGGTTACTGCAGTAAGTCTTGGATCTCATTTTGCAAATCAAGCAAGTCTTTCTGGTGAAAGCTTGTGGCTATCGTCACATCTTAGTCGCATGGAAAAATATGGAATAGGTATTAAAGATGCTGTAGAAATAGCAGGAGGTAAAGCTAAAACAGCTGATGATCCTAAACGACTTCAATACACAATGTCTGTTTATAAAAGACTTCTTACATCTCACCTAGCTACAACTGGTGCAAACGTAAAAGGTTTTACACAACTTGTAAGTATTAATAGCCTTGCAGATTTTTTTACAGCAGCTATTAATCTTGGTCAAGCAGCTATATATAAAAAAACAGGTAATGCAGAAGCTGCAGAAAAATTTATGAATAGGGCTTATGGATCTGCTGTGGGTGCTATTCGTAGGGGAGTTGATGTAATATCTCCAGATATACCCATGGAGTATGCTGACAAAATACTTTCCCTAAATCCAAAAGTTACTGAAAAATTATTTAGAGATGTCTCTGGTGATGGTGGTGTACGTGATGCTTTATCTGATTTTAATTTAGATAAGGTTAAACGTAAACCAGGCAGTGTTCTTGAAGGAACAGAAGAAGTTGAGATGTTGGCATTTAGAGGTCTTGATGCTGTAACTAAAGGTGCCCAAACATTAACTATGGTTAGACTGCAAGATGAACTAACTAAGCGTTGGTCTTTTGGTACAAACTTAAACCAAGCAATAATGCGTGAATACGGCATGTCATTCGAACAATTTTTTGATCCAAAGAAAGCTAACTTTTCTGCTGTTGAAATGGCATCTGATAGATTTCAAAATAACGTGTTAGACAAAGCGGTATTTCGTACATTAAGAGAAACAGCATCTGTCAATTGGTCTACACTTCCAGGAAAAGAATCTTTAATTTCTGCCAGAACTTGGGCAAAAGGTGTTGAAGCATTTACAAACAGAACTCCTTTAGGTTTTATAGTTCCTTTTGGTAGCTTTTTAAATACTACAGTAGCAACCATGTCTGATCTAACTGGAATAAATGCTATGAGATTTGCCGTTAAAAAGGCAACTGGTCAGGAATTAGATTTTGCAACTCGTGAGGGTGCAGAAGCTTTGGGTAAAATGGCTGCAGGTTGGGCACTAATTACGACAGGTATTTATGTAACAGGTGGTGGTAAAGATCGTATAGAAAATAATTTAGCTTATAATCAAGATATGCAACCTGATGGTAGCATCCAAGATAGAACATATGACTGGCCTGTATCAACTATGAGACTTTTATCTCAGATAGGTGCACATGGTTTAGGTGTAGATAATAATTGGAGGTGGAGTGAAGTTCCTTCAGATCTTTGGAAAGAACTTGCAGTTCAGGTTGGAGGACAAGCCGTAAGAGATTTAGATGCAACAGGTCAGACCATTGTATATGCAAGTGAGCAAGCTATCGAAGGTAATTTTCAACCTTTAGAAGACATGCTAGGTGGAGCTAGAGCTAGAATTACTCAAGGTGCAACAAGACCAATAGATCCTATCAACCAAGTTTGGGGTATGGTATCTGATGTTAATCTAAATCCTGATAGAAGACAGGGTGCAGAAACTCAGAATCAAATGCTTCGTTACATTGATAATATTATTGGTGGTGGAGATAATGATTTACCAAGACGTGCAACTCCAACAAGAGGTAGACAGTTTATTCCAGATATAGGTAAACAAATACTTGGAAACAGAACACTTCAAACACCAAACCTTATAGAAAAAATGATGAATGCTGCAGGTAGACCTTATTGGAAATCAATTCGTTTTGATGGACCTGCAGAACTTAAAAATAAAATGGATTCATTAGCAGCTCCATTTTTTGAAGCAAGAGCCTTAGAATATTTAAAAAAGAATCCAGATTATTTTAGATTACCTTTATCAGATAAACAAAAGATATTAGATACAATATCCACAGAGGTTAGAAAAGATGTAACTAACATTGTAAAAAAGGGTATGCCAAAAAGTATAAATGTTTTAAGAACTCTTTCAAATAAAAATAAAAAAGAAGTTAGAAACGTTATGGAGTTTTTGGGTATTGAAGGTAAAATAGAGGATTTATTAAAAGAGGAGGATGGTCTCGAACAACTGTTACGAATACAGACTCTAGTTGATAGCTACGATGATATATTCTATGGAGATCTAAACTTAGACTAAAACAAAAGGGGGCATTTAGCCCCCCTCTTTTTTATTTATCATCTTCTAACATATAATCTGCCCAATCGTAAGATGCCTTTCTAATTTCCTGCATTCTCCAAGTCTGTCTACCTGCTGCAATAAAACCACCCATAGCTTGACCTGCTAAATATACTCTGGGTGTTAACTCTTTTATCTTAGCAGGTTTACGTTTTTGTCGAGCAAACTTTTTAGCTTCTTCTTCGAGACTCTTTGTCAAGTACTTGCTCCTTGTTTTTGAAGTAGGCTTTATTAAAGCCAAACTCCCAGTCCCTATACTCTTTAGTATTTTGAGTATAAGGATTAGTTAAGTTTCCTGTTAGAAAACTTTTGTAGCCTTGATTAAAAGGTTTGGCTACTTTCGATTTAGAAGTTGAACCAGTGCGTCTAAATACCATTGT